TCGCGGACAAGGCTAGCCCGCGGACGCGCCCGACGTCTGTCCCTCGGGCGAGGGACACGGGTTTCGTCCGGAATACGAAAACCCCGGTCAGAGCCACTTCGAGTGGGCCTGACCGGGGTGTTCACGGGGCCGCCTGTCGGAATCGAACCGACGACCTATTCATTACGAGTGAATAGGAGCGGTAGACTGGGGTTACTCGGCGAGCGTTGAAACTGGCGGCCGATCCCCGGAATAATGCGGATCGGACTACTATCGAGAAGATCAACTGCAACCACATGGTTGCGGTTATGTGTGTGTACCGATGTGTGTACCGGGAGGAACAGTGCCGAGGAAGCGGGATTCGGGCGATGGAGGGCTCTACGCGATCCGCGGCGGCAAGCTCTACCGGGGCGTCATTGACGACGGGTTTCACCCCGATGGCCGCCGTCGCCAACGCGTTGTGACGTCGAAGACCAAGGAAGGTGCGCGCCGCAAGCTCGATGCGATCAAGAAGCAGATCCAGCAGCACGGCACCGCACTCGACACGAAGACGACGCTCGAGCAGTGGGCGACGCACTGGCTCGAAACGGTCGGGAAACCGACCCTCAAGCCGAACACGCTGCTGTCGTACGAGTCGGTGAGCCGGAACTGGATCGTCCCGACGATCGGCGCGAAGAAGGTCTCGTTCCTCAAGCCGTCCGACGTGCGCATCATGACGAAGGCCGTCGCCGACGCCGGCCGCACGTCCGCGACAGCGAGGAAGGCATACCAGGTGCTGTCGCTCATGCTCGAGTCGGCTCGGGTTGAAGGCATCGCCGCGCGCAACGTGTGCGAGGACGTGACCGCACCGGTGCAGGGCGAGTCGAACCGTGGCGCACTCAGCACGGAAGCAGCCCTGTCGGTCCTCAAGGTTGCAGCCGAGCACGACGACGGCACCCGCTGGTGGGTCGCACTACTGAGCGGTCTGCGTCAAGGCGAGCGCATCGGGGCTCGCCTGGATTCCCTCGACCTCGACTCCGAGCAGCCGACCATCGGCGTCGAGTGGGCGCTGTCCGAAGTGCCGTTCGAACACGGTTGCGGCCGCACCGAGGGCGAAGCTTGGCGCTGCGGCAAGGCTCGCGCCGGCTCATGCTCGAACCGCCGCCTTCGGATTCCAGACGGGTTCGAGTATCAGCAGCTCAACGGCCGCCTCTGCCTCATCCGCCCAAAGTCCGGCAAGCCACGGTACGTGCCGCTCATGCCGGCGCTCGCCGAAGCGCTCCGCCGCTACCTGATCAAGACCGCCGACCGGCCGAACCCGTACGGGCTCATCTGGCGCAAGCCCAACGGCGAACCGTACCTCTGGGGCGAGGACGAGCAGACGTGGCGCGACCTCCTCTTCGAGGCCGGCATCATCGCCGAGGACCAACGCGCCCCCGGCTCCCCCGTCCCGACGACACACTGGGCACGGCACACGACCGCGACTGTGCTCATGGAACTCGGTGTCGACGCGAAGATCATCGGGGAGATCGTCGGCCACCAGTCCGAAGCCGTCACACGTCGGTACCAGCACGTGTCGTCCGCGGCCGCACGTGACGCGATGGACAAGCTCGGCTCGCACTTCGCGCTGGGTGGCTAGAGCAGTGCCTGCGAGTCGGTTGTTCTGCGCGAGAGACATGAGAGAGCTCGCCAACGATCACTGCACCCACCGAGGACCCCTCATTAAATCGTAGGATCAGGCTCATGTTGGATCCGCAGTCACGGTGCTCCTCTGGGCACACAGTGACCTTCGCTTGGGCACCGCCCTCCGCTTCGACGACCGCTATCGAGAGCGCCGTCGATGCGCTGTTCCTCGCGATCTCAACGCCAGAGCGCAGGTGGAACATGTGGACGAAGAACGCCGTTCGATCCGAGTTCCGGAAGCGACTAGAGGCTGCCGAGCGCGGGGAGTTACATCCGGTCGACCACGTCAAGCGCATCGGCAGAGCATCGGCCGTCGATATGTTCGAGATTCGGTGGCAGGGCATCACGGTGCACGAAGTCGACGGCGATGGGGTCGTGGCCTACCCCATCATCCTGGCTCGGCTGCTGCACGTCGAACCGCCTGAGCACCCGGACCACTTCGCGGGGATCCGAGCTCACGAGAAGCAGATCGGGACGAACGATGCAGAGACCACGTTGCTTCAGAACGCCGAGATCGATGCTGCAGTTGGGACGTTCTGGCAGTACGAGCCCTCAGACTGGGGCATCTCCCCAGAGACAACCTCATGATCGCGGGATATAGAGTTCAATCTATGGAAGACACCGAGGAGACCATCGCGGCACGGTCCGACTCTCTCGTGGACGACCATGAGAAGCTTCTTCGCCTACTGGTTGAGCACCGACGAACGCACCACATCTCGCAGGAGACGGTAGCGGAGCGCATGGGCGTCAGTCAGCCGACTGTCGCGGCATTTGAGCGCTACGACGCGAACCCCACGTTGTCGACGATCCGTCGCTACGCCCTCGCAGTGGGTGTTCGTGTCCGAACGGAAGTGACCGACGACTGCGCGCAGCATAGACGTCGGGCGCATGCCGGAAACTGGCCTCTGACCGTTGAGTACGTCGGGCGGTACTCGTCCTCGCCAATCCTTGCCTCGTCGCCGAACAAGCGCACGCGCAGGAACCAGGAGCCCATGGACGTTGACATGCTGTCCTCGATCGGCGCGTACACGGTCTCGAGGCAGCTTCGATGAGCGCACCGTTCGTCTTAAAGGACCTCGAACTCATCCAGTTCAGGGGTTCCAAGTCGAGCAATCGGCCCCCTCACGTGGACTGGCGCGTGGGGTTCGCCCCTGAAACGATCCCGGCAAGCCAGGGTGCCGCGCGCGTGGTGGTTGCCAGCCTTCACGCCGGCGGCGAAGATGGCTGGGCTGAAGTGACCGTCGGCTCCGTGTTCGGGCAGGAGCCTCCATCCGACGCGGAGGATGCCCTCGCGGACCAGATTGCAGAGAGCGATGCGGTCCAAGCCCTCTTCATGTTTGCCCGGTCCCACCTAGTCGGGATGCTCGCGACCATCGGCGTGACGGTCGAAATCGAACGATCGGTGCCGGACGAATTTGAGGTCGAGCCGCTAGCCCCACTTGAGGAAGGCGACGAGGAAGCCGATGGCATCCTCGATCCCGATCCTGAGCACGAAGCGGGCTAACACGCTGCGGGGCGATCGCGACCTCGAACACGCGAGGCTACGTAACTGGTCGTCATGGATGTCCCGTGCGATGTCCGGACCGCACTTCGCCCTCGACATCGAGGCGACAGGCAAGGACCAGGCTCTGATCCTGTCATTGAGTTGTGGTACCTCGAAGTGCCCTACTACTGCGCTCCATCGCGTCTGCGAGCGTCTCCAAGCTTGAGCCTGATCTGTAGCGCCGGGTCATTGTGATCGAGGAGTGCCCAATGATCTCCATCGCGACGACCTCTGAGACGCCCGCCGCGTAGAGGAGGTCAACGGCGAAGTGACGGGCCTCGTGCAGACGCACCTGGGGCGTACCCGCCCGCTCGAGTAGCGCATGCCACGCCTTGCTGTCGGCGGAAGCATCGATTGGCTGACCGAGGGAGCGTTCCGCACCTGAAGTCCACAAGAGCCCGTAGGGGTTCGGTTCGACGCGAGCGACATCCCTACGCTGTTCGACGAGCGAGCGGAGCGGCTCAACAAGCGGTATCCGCCGGTTTCCCGCTGCTGTCTTCGGGCGCGTGAGCCAGAGGCCCCCAGCGACGTGGCGGCGCTCGTGATCGGCGGGTGCAACGACTCTCCGATCCGGACACTCGGATCCACGGGCTTGACCGCACAATCGACCGCAGCCGTGCCGCCATGTGATGCGCTGCAGCTGCCAAGACAGGTCGAGGTAGTTCGTCACCCGGTCGAGCTCGAGGCCGAGCAGCTCGCCCTGCCGAGCTCCGGTGATGAACGCGGCAACCCATCGCGATTCCAACCGGTCACCGCGCGCGGCGTCAAGAATCAATGATGCATCCGAGTGTTCGAGGGGCTGAGGCATGGGCCTTGACGGCCTCGGGGGTCGCACGAGCGATGCCACGTCCCGGTACGTATAGCCCTCGCGATACGCCTGCCTCAGGGCGATCGCTAGAACGCGGTGCCCTTGCAGGACGGTCGATGCAGCGAGTCCCGCTGCACGCATGTGAGCGTGCAGCGCTCGGACATCCGCCGTCGTGACATCGACGAGGTTCCGTGAACCAATCGCCGGCTCGATGTACAGGCGAACGAGGGAGCGGTAGCTCTCCGCTGTGCGTGGGCGGACCTCGCGATCGACGATCTCGGCCAGCCAGTACCGCAACCAGGCGGTGAGTGACGCACTCGGCACGAGTGGCGGAGCGGGTGGCGGATCGATCGGCGTCGGTGGCCGCGGTGTGAGCTCGGCGCGCTGCAGCTTCAAGATTGCGAGCTTTCGAAGCGCGGTGTCGTAGTCGCGCGATCGAAGGACGACGCGTTTCCGGCGGTCGCCCGTCCTCGGGAAGTCGAGCGCCACCTGCCAGTACACGAGTGGCTTCGCAGGGTCCGCCGGTACCCGAAAGATGGACCCTTCGCCTCTAGATTGCCTCATGTTCCCCATCGAACGCCGCTTGCACGATTGGGGGCACGAGCTAGGGCTGGGAGTCGGCCTCGGGCACACCGTCTGCTCGTCCTGTTCGGTACTCCGGGACGACTGGGCCGCCGTCGCCCCAGGTGGTCGTGTCGTAGGGCGTGGCAAGGCGGATGTTGTCGTCCACGAAGATGAAACGGGCGTTTGGCTTCGCGTCGTACGCAGACAGGGTCTGTTCTGCGTCCTTGATGATGCCGGAAAGGTCGACGCCGAGCGCGCGGCACATGCCGTCGAGCTGGTCGATGTCGATCGGCCGAACCCCACGGATCATCTTCGACAGCTGGGACTGCGAGACGCCGATGGACTCCGCCATCTCCGCCTGCTTCACACCATGGCGGGCCATGAGCCCACGGATCATCGAGGCAATCAGGCGCGTGAGGTCGCTGACATCAGAGTTCGGCACGACAGTCATCGTGTCAGTTTTGACACGACGTGTCTACTTTTGGGACTTTCGTAGTTCGGATGAGTTACGGTAGTCCACATGAACTACGACGCTCCGAGCCAGAAGGTCTCCCGATCGGTGCGTTCTCTCCTGGCAAGCCGGGGCGAGACGATCACCGCGCTGGCGACTGCAACCCTCATCGCCGAATCTACCCTGAAGCGGCGGCTGTTGGGGCACTCCCCCTTCACCCTCGAAGAAGCCGGCTACATCGCGAAGCACTTCGACGTATCAATCGCAGATCTGCTGGCTCCGCCATTCGAAGTAGGCAAACGGGTGGTCGCGTGAACCCCCGCATCGAGTTCGCCCCCGCGCTCTTCACCCGGGAACTGGCGGCCTACTACCTCAGCTGCTCGCTCCGCGACATCGACGACCTTCGCGCCAAGGGTGAACTGATCCCCGTCGGGGACACCAAGCGGATCAAGTTCCGCAAGGAGGACCTCGACCGCCACGCAGCGAACCTCCCCGAGCGCTCGTAACCGCTCCCCCAAATCTCCCGATCAGTAGCGCCTCACGGTGGCGCTGATCGGCGCGCCTGGAAACGGTCCCGCGGGGCACGCCCTCGCCGCATCCGCACCTTGAGAACTCAACAGCGTGGCAACACAGCAAGACACACACTTCCGTCGCAGCGACGGGGCACCAGCACGAGCGCACAGCGCCGGGTGTCGAACTGCTGCGACAGCCCGTCTCCAGGAGTCGACGCGCAAGCGGCGGCGGGGGCACATCGGGATCGGCACCCGATGGCGGGCACCAGGACGCCGGCGTTCCCCCCGCGCCGGCGTCCGTCCCTCTCCCCCGAACCGACGGCGCTCGCCGTGGAAGGAGTTCCCATGCACGCACTCAAGGAGTGGCTGAGCGCGACCGCGTTCTTCGCCGCAGTCCTCGCTGCCCTGTTCCTGCCGTCCGCTCTGTGAGCGAAGACCTCGCCGTCACGCCGCCCGACCACGTCGAAGTCACGGACTGGTGGGTCGACGCCGACCCCGAGTCCCCCAACACCTGACCCCAACAACGACGAAGACCCCAGCGCTGCAACGCCAGGGCCTTCCCTCCCGAAGGAGAACGAACTTGTCTGCCCCAACTTTGCCACACACCACGGACACCGCGGCCTCCGTGCTCGAGAAGTACGGCACCGAGGTCGTCGAGGTCGTCGGAGGTCGCGCGAACCCCGGCATCACCAACCGTGAGTTCCGGACCGGCGATCGCTTCCGCCTGACGACGCGCCGCGACAACGTCATCCCGATCAGTGTCTACGCAGACCGCGTCGACCGCATGCTTCACCTGCAGGACAAGGAGCCCGGCTACCGATGGGGCCGAGACGACCCCGACGAGCCTGGCAACCCGCTCGGGTTCGAGTTCGTCTACCTAGGCATGTACGAGTACGTCGGCGCTCGTCTCGACCAGACCACGCTCGAGGTCACCACCCAGTTCCGTCGGGTCGCAGCGGAGGTGTCCGCATGAAGAACGCGCCGGCCGGCACCGGCAGTCATCTCAAGGCTCTCCGCGAGCGAGCCCGCGTCCCCCAGCCCCTCGTCGCTGCGACGGCCGGAACGTCGACCGCGTACCTCGCGAAGGTCGAGGACGGGGTCCTGTCGCCCGCTCTCAGCTACGTCCGGAAGGTGACCGAGGCGATCGTACGGCTCATGCAGGACCCGCCCTGCCCGTGCCCCGTACTCGGCTGCGACAACACGCGACACGTCGACCAGCTCGGCGGAGACCCCGGCGACCCGAAGGCGCACCACGCGGACCTCACCATTCGCGGCGAGGACTGGACGATCGACGTCCGCCGTCACGACGACCAGGACACCGAGTGGGTCGTGTACGTCGACATCGACGCAGCATTCGCCCTGTCGGCGGCGAGCTTCCTGGCCATCACCGACGCGTACAAGCAGGCCAGCGCGTACGCCGCAGTCCTCAACCGCAAGCCCGCGACCCTCACCAGCTGATAGCCGATTTCCCCGTGGCCTCGGAGCAGTTCGAGGACGACCCACCGGCCGTCGCGATGGACCAGCTCCGCGCGACGCCCGAGTGGGACGGCCTCACCCTCACCCTCACCCTGACACCCGCCCGCGCCGACGAGCTCGCCGCAAGGCTCATCAGCAATGCCACAGCCTGTCGCGACGGACGCATCGACATCTCCTACACCGACTCATGATCAACCCGAATCACGAGGTACCCGCATGACCCACCATCTCGCAGTCAGCTCTACCCTGTCGACCGCCGCACGCGAAGCGCTGGCCGACTTCCTCTCGGCCTCAGGCGAAGTGGCCACGATCGTCGACACCGACCGGGGATGGCCTGCCGAGGCAGCCCCGTCGATCGCGCAGGAACTCGTCGACGCCGGGTACGGCACCATCACGGACGGCACGTTCACCCTCGACATCCGTCCCGTCGCTCCGCAGCAGCTCCCCACGGACTCGCTCGACGAGCTCGTGCCGGCGCTCCTGCTCCTCGACCACATCGTCGAGCGCACCGACCGTCAGCGCTCGCCGAAGCTCCCGAACCCGGACAACGTCCTGGGGGTGTCGTTCAGCATCCTCCTGCAGCTGCAGAACGTTCTCCGGCTCGCCGTGTACGGGCAGCAGGGTCGGCTGCAGCACGCCGATGTGAATCGGCAGCTGCCCGCCGTCGCGACGATGCTCGCTCGCGCCATCCGCGCCGAAGTGGTTTGACACCGCCAACCAACAGAAAGGAGGTGGCCAACCGTGCCACGGGATCGCGCAAACCTGCGTATCGACATCTGGGGTGATCAGGACTGGCGCAACCTCTCGTTGGGCGCGCAGTGGCTGTACGAGTACCTGCTGACGTCGCCGAAGCTGCTCTACGTCGGCGTCGCCGACTGGCGGCCAGGCCGCATCGCCCGGATGGCGTCGGGCGTCACTGCAGGCGACGTTGAAAGGTTCGGCGAGGAGCTCGCTGCGGCACGATTCGTCGTCATCGACGTCGAGAGCGACGAGATCCAGCTGCGGTCGTTCCTCCGCCACGATGGCATCCTGCAAAACCCGAACATGTGGAAGTCAATCGGCCTCGACTTCACTGCGGTGTCATCACCGAAGCTCATGGCCTCCATCGCTCTCGAGGTCCGACGTCTGCGCAACGAGAACCCGGAAGGCTTCAAGACCGCGAAGGGCGCAAAGGGGCAGCTGGTCAACCCGTGGGCAACGGACTACCTCCGCACGCTGCTGGATACCCCGTACGACACCCCCAACCAGACCCCCTCTGACACCCCCTCCCACACGGGGTCGCCCACATCTACAGCTACATCTACAACTACGGAAGCTTCGCTTCCTGGCGAGGAGCAGGAGTCGAAGAGGGCGAAGGAGACCCGACTGCCGAAGGACTGGGTACCGACCACGTCGCACTGCGACCTCGCCAAGGAACGCGGTGTCGACCTCGTTGCCGAGGCGGATGCGTTCCGACTGCACGCAGAGACGCATGACCGCCATGCGGCCCGGTGGAACGCAGCGTTCACGACGTGGCTGAAGAAGTCCAAGCCGCGCTCGACGGCCGGACATGCGCGGCAGGGCATCACTCCCGAGGAGATGCTTCGTCGCCGCGAGGAGGCGATGAGCCGTGGCTGAGCCGCAGGACATCGAGGTGTCGTACATCGGAGCAGCGATGACGATCGCCGAGGTGTTGGAGGTCACGACGCTGCGCGAGGACCAGTTCGAGTCAACAGCGTGCCGGACCCTGTTCGAAGCGATGGTGGAGCGACACGAACGCGGCCTCGGCGTCTCGCAAGCGACGATGTCCGAACTGTTCCCGAAGTACGACCGCGAGATCTGGTCGTCGACAGACAGCATGTCGGACGTCCTGGCGTGGGAGTTCCACGAGGACGGCATCAAGCTGCGAGCGATGCGCCGGACCGTGCGCGCCGCAGCCCTCCGACTGCAACAGGTCGCGGACGCCCCAGAAGCGGATATGGACACCATCGTCGATGTCGTCCAGGGCACGATCGCGAACACTCTCGCCGCGGACGAGCGCCGCGCGGTGTCGATGCTCACCGACGCTCGTGAAGTGCTCGCCGAGATGCGGAAGGCCGTGAAGGTCTACCCGTCACCGTGGCGGACCCTGAACGCGACGATCGCCGGATTCGCGCCAGGTCGCATGACTGTCATCGGTGCTCGTCCTGGCGTCGGCAAGTCGGCGGTCGCAACCCAGATCGCGTTCGAGCTCGCCAAGCACGGACCGGTCATCGTCGCGACGATGGAGATGGACAAGGGCGAGGTGTACTCCCGCATCGTGTCGCAGCAGGCCGGCATCTACTACGGCGGCATGACGGGTCAGCTACCCGAGTTCCTGGCTGCCAGAGAGGACACCTGGCTGCGAGATCAGTTGCGTGACATCCGCGTCATCGACTCGGGCACGCAGACGGTGCAGTCCATCCGGGCAGCTGTCCGTGCAACCGCCCGGGAGCAGCCCGTCGCCGGCGTCGTCGTGGACTACATCCACCTGCTGACCACGCCGCAGCGGATCGAGAACGAGACGCAGCGGATCAACGAGATCACCCGGTCCCTCAAGCAGCTCGCGATGGACCTCCGAGTGCCCGTCATCGCCCTGTCACAGCTCAACCGTGGCGGCGACACAGGCATGCCCGGGCTCAAGGACCTCCGCGGCTCCGGCGGCATCGAGCAAGATGCCGACGCCGTGATCTTCCTCTACCGAGACGAGGACACCGCCGCACACCAGCTGCAGGTCCACGTCGCGAAGAACCGGCAGGGGCCGAACTTCGTGACCTTCCCTCTCGACTGGGAAGGGGAGTTCGTCCGTGCCGTTGACCCCAAGTGACCGACAACTCCCGGCGAGCGCCACGCGCCCAATGATGGCGCTCGCCGCAGAGCCTCAGTCCTCGCGTTTGGGCCCGGTCTCGGAGGCCTCCTGGGCGCGTTTGGCCACCCGGGCATTCAGCGCTTGGCGCTCCTGCTCTTCCCACTCCTTCGGGTCACGTACCCAGGCGTTGATGAGGCTGAGCACGGTGGCCCGCTGCAACTTCGTCGCCATGAAGTCGAAAGCGCGGTCGCGGTCGCTCAGTCGCTGCGTCTCTCTCAGCAGCGCAAGGCGCAACGCCGGGGCTGACTGCCCCACGGCCTGAGCGTTCAACTCGACCGAATCGGCGGCGTCGACTGCGAGCATGGGGTCACCAGAATCGAAGCCGGCGAAGCGGAGATCCATCCATGCCTTCGCCTCCATCCCGAATTGAGCACGTGCGGCGGCCGCTGTCGAGGACGCCTCCCTTTCGGCTATCGACTGGGCGAGGCGGTTTCCTTGCCGCGCTACTAGGAGGGCACCGACCCCGACTGCGACGCTTCCTAAGGCCGCCACGCCGGTCGCGATCGCACCGAGCGCCGGTGTGCCGATGTCCGCCCACCACTCGTAGGAAAAGAACGGGTGCCATTCGGTTGTCATCAGCATCACCGGCCGACCGTACCGCGGCACCTATCGCTGCAGGAAGGAACCAGAGCCCGGCAGACCGATCCACACCACGGGCGGTCTGCCCGTCACCGCGAACCACGACGTCGACCTCGTCACAGTCGACGTCGGCCGGAGTACCCGAGTGGCCCTCGACCCAAAGGGCGTCGCAGAGCGCGGACAACGTGTGCTCGACGGAGCGCTGAACCTGATCCACGCCGAGAGCGTGGGTGGCCGGCGGCGGTGACCAGGTAAGACGAGCGCTCGGGGGATCACCTCGAGGTGGCGACAATCTTCCTTGTCGTCTCCACGAGCTCGTCGATGTTGCGATCCTCGGACAGTAGCCGTGGAAGGCTCAGAGCCAGGCCCCCAAGCACGTTGTGCAAAACGGCCGGGTTCTTCGTGTCCGCAGCTTCCTCGAAGGCGTCGATGACCGCGTGCACCATTCGCCGGTCATCGTCGGAGGCGATCGCGTCGATCACGTTCAGTCGCGAAAGGACCCTGGCGACCGCACTCCTATCTGGCGACCGATTGGCACGAAGGTCCGTCGCGAACTGAGCCCGAAGCTCGAGCAAAGCCGTCACCGCAGGCTCGACAGTGCGAAAGAGCTGGTCCCTGTACCGCTCCAGCGCGGCAGCGTCGTCACGCTTCTTCTCGTCCTTCCGGACCTGCTCAGCTAGTCGATGAGACCGCCGCGCGACCCAGATCGCGACAGCACCAACCACCACCGAGCCGCCACCCGTCAGGAGCGGCAACCAGATGTCCTTCAACCAGTCGTAGCAGTCATGCACGTCTGGACCCTACCCACCACCAACCCACGGCGAGCGCCCCCGGATCGGGAGCGCTCGCCGCAGTACCCGCAAGGAGCGCCCTTGACCATCGCAGCAATCACCGATGTCGACCCCGCGGCGATCGCCGCCCTCGCAGCGACGCACGTCCGCGCGAAGCTCACCACCGCCGCCGACCTCGTCGCGTACGTCCGGGGGCTCGTCGTCCCGGGTGGCGCGCAGCCTTCGGACGGCCAGCCCCGGGCATCCAGCTCGGAGCCACCCTTCCCCATCCGCGTCGACCCGCTCGAGGCGTCCGACTGGACCTACGCGCACCTGCTGAACTGGGTGCGCTACTGGTCCACCGAGCTGCAGATCCAGCCCCCGGTGAGCGCAACGTACGCCTGGGCGACCCACGGCGGCCCCCAGGGGTTCCGGTCCACCGTCACCCCCGAGGGCGCGCACGGCCTCACCTTGACGCTGGCGACGTGGCTCCTGCTACACCACGACACGATCCGACGGCAGCCCGACGCCGGCCAGTACTTCGCGCAGCTCGACGAAGTACTGGGGCAGCTGCAGACGCGCTTCCCGACGAAGGCACCGCAGGCTCGTCCGGTCCTGCCGCGCGCCTGCCCGGTGTGCAGCGAACCGAAGATGCGGATCGAGTGGCGGTCGGATGCGGTCGCTGACATCGCGATCGTGTGTGGCTACTGCGGGTTCGAGGGCGACGCGAAGGCACTCATTAAGGAGCCGAACGTGCGGTCCCTCCTCGCCGACATCCGCGTCGAGGAAGCACCGCAGCCCGCCGAGTGGTGGACGAAGCAGCAGGCCGTAGACGAGATGCGAATCACCCCGCGGACGCTGAACCGATACATCCAGCACGACGGCCTGGCGACCCACACGAAGGACGGCGTCGTGTGGGTCCGCGCCGAAGGCGTCCGGGATCTCTGGCGGGAGAAGCAGGTGCGGCGGCTCGCGACGAACATGCGGCGCGCGGTCGGTGCGGAACCGGCTCCCCCGGCCGACATCGATGTCTAGGAGCGTAGGCGGGCGGCGAACAACCGCCGCCCGCCTACGCGAATCGGAGCAACCTCCGACGTGGGACACATCACACCCGCGCAGTTGTGCGCCTGTCCAAACTGTGGTTAAGATGTCCGTGACATCGCATGCCCGCCCGGTTTTCCGGCGGGCATTACCTGTACCTGCCCGCCCGCAGGTACTCCGCGCCCCTAGCTCAGCGGAAGAGCAACGAGCTTCTACCTCGAAGGTCGGCAGTTCGAATCTGCCGGGGCGCTCTGACGTGTAACTCGCTCGAGGCGCTCAGTTCGTTGACATCTGGCTAAACGGAGTGCTCCTTAAGCCGTCTGTTAAGTTCCTCCTCAAAGAAAATGTCCCGATGTGCGAGTAGGAACCCCTGGCAGAACGACGCGATTCCACCAAGGACTAGCCCAGCCCACCAGAAGAAGGTTGGGGCGATGTCTTGGAGGAAAGCGGGAACAGCCGTGTTGTGCGTCGCCGGGTCGTTGAGCCATGGAATCGGAAGGTCGTGAGTGAAGACGCTCAGAAAGGCGACGAAAGCGCTGATTCCAGTCACATTCCGGACCAAGGTCGTTCCCGGACGCACCGGCGCGAGGATTGGAAGACTGAGCTTCAGAGCTAGCCGATCGCGAGCATCTGCTAGCGCGTCGCGTCCAGGCCCAGCTGGCATCGTGCTCCAGGCATCATTCAGCTTTCGGAGACGCAGAAGCTTGTCCCGTCGGCCGAGAATCGGGCTGACGACACCAATCAACCCGATGATGATACCGATCAGCGAGGTGATGGCAGTGAGGTTCACGGGTCCATCATTGCGTACAACTCTCGTCGCCGCGGTGGCTGCCAGACCACGAACCCCGGTCCGCAATGCTCCCGGGTCACCAAAGAGCGGTTCGACTTCCCCGGCCCGCAGACACGCACCTCATCGTCTTGCTGCGTCGAGCTCGGGGATCCCCCTTCCGCATCGAGTCCATTCGGGTTGGCGCTCGATGCGGGACCACTCAGGCCGCGATCCCCGAGGTTAGCCGCGCTGGCATGCGGAGCCCGGACGGGACGGCCGACCACGTCAGCAAGGGAGGAACGCGATGAAGCTCTCCGAGGTCCGCGCACTGCTCACCGCGCACGGCTACTCCACCACCGCTGAGATCGATCGCTTCGATGTCAAGCGCGCAGCCGGCGCGGTCATCGGCGTCGACCTGATGCTGTCCGACGGCACCGTCACCTACCTGCCGGTCGAGGCCGACGCATGAAGCCGGCCGGGGGACGATTAACGAAGAGCCCAGCGCGCAGCGGACACACATCAGCCGGCGGGCCGACTCGGGAGCTCACGACCCGTCGCCGGCGTCGACGCGAGTAGGCGATAGGTTCTCATCATGGCTGAAGAGAACCCTCCGGTGGTCGTTGTCGATACTTTGACTCTTCGATTCGTCGGACGGGGTGAGAACGGAGCCGACCTTCACCAGTTGCGCGCGGAACACGTTGCGGAGGTTCTTCAGGGCCTCGCGGGTCTGGCAGCGGACTTCGACGCTGCAGGAGCGTTCGACGTTGACGGACCAGCAAACTCCGAGATCCTCGTCCGGGCTCCGCGCGAGGGGTCGTTCATCATCGACGTCCAGCACGTCGTCACTGAGACCGCCGCCGTCGTCGAGGCAGTTGGCGGTGTGACTGGTGCTCTCGGACTGCCGACCCTCGCCGGGGTCATCTTCTACGCGACGAAGTCGGCGCGCGCGGACGTGAAGGACGCGACGCGGATCGAGGGAACAAACCTCGTCAAGATCACCTGGCAGGACGACACAATTGACGAAGTGCCAGTCAAGGTCTGGGATGAGTTGAAGGTGCGGAAGCGCCGGAGGAAGAAGCACCTGCGTGCGCTCATGGCCCCGATCGGCGATAGCAATGTGGCCGCTCTCGAGGTCATCCCGGGCCCGAGCTCGCCCGCACCGGCCCCTGAACAGCCGGTGTTGGAGTTGAGGCGGGCGGACTACGATGCGGTCAGGCCCGAGACGGAAGTGGAAGAGACCGATGACGTCTTCGACGTCGAGGCTCGAATGTCGGCAATCGACTTCGATGACCCCGCCAAGTGGAGAGTCAGCACCGTCGATGTGAAGCGCGGCGCAGTCATGGAAGACGAAGCGTTCCTCGTTCAGGTCGCCGACGGCCTGGCGATCCGCAAGGACGACATCTTTGATCTCCGCATTCGGGAGGATCGAAAGACCACGGACGGACGCACGCGAAGCACTTGGACGGTTCTCAAGGTTCTGAAGCACAGGAGGACAGGTGACAACGACACAACGGCATCGGCCGCATCGACGGCTTGACCTTGCTGGTTTCGCCCTGCTGATCGTCGGAGTTTCGTCCGGGATCTTCGCCTTCAGCCTCGTTCTACACGGAACCCTATTTCTGGTCGTCGTGCCCTCGATCGTTGCGACGACGCTCGGTGCCGTGCACCTCACGAAGATTGAAGCACCCCGGAAGTAGACCGGACGCGCGGCTAGCTCCGAGCCGGGGCGGTCAAGGTGAAGTGGAAGCGAGACCGGACACGGCCAAGCGACCGGAGACCCGGTATCCCCACACAACCGGACACGCCGGTACCGACTCCGGTGCCCGGCCCGGCAGCCACGCGTGACCCCATCTCGTCGCACCGCGTCGCACCACACACGCATCCCGCTCGAGCCCATCGGCTGCGACAGCGAGGGTTCGTCACTCTGACCGTGGCCGGTCGTCGACGACGGGCGCTGACGACAGGAGCACAACGTGGGCGAGCAGTGGTCAGCCAGCACACGAAAGCAGCGACTCCCGCGCGACTGGGACGAGCGACGCACCACCGTCCGCGATCGAGCAGGCGGCCGATGCCAAGCCACCATGCGCGACGGCACACGCTGCGTCGAGGTCGGCACAGACTGCGACCACATCGTGCACGGCGACAACCACGCACTCTCGAACCTGCAGTGGCTCTGCTCATGGCACCACGACAAGAAGACCGCACGCGAAGCACTCGAAGCGCGACGATTCACGCGCGTCCCGTCGGCCCGTAAGCCACGCGAGAAACACCCAGGACTCAGGTAGACGCAGCCGCGATGAACGTCCGGCACGCGGGCGCACAGAGGCCCCCGTCCACCCCCTCCCCCCGGGTCCGTCCTGGTCGTAGAGGTGCTGTGGCTGAGGCTGTGTACGGGTCTGGGGATTTCGGGGTCCGGCGCGCCGCGCTGTGCATATCGCATACGAACCAACACGCCCCCTGACCGGAACGGACACGCGGGCTCTACCCGAAACGGGAGCCCATCATGCCTGGTCGAGGACCCGCGCCGAAGGCCGCGAACAAGCGCGCCCGCCGCAACGCCGAGCCCGTCACGATGCGGATCCTGCCGGCGATCATCGCCGAGCAGCCCGAGCTGCCCACGCGCTACAAGACGAAGGACGACGAGGACGGCACCTGGACCGACGAGGTCGACTGGCCGACGGTCACCGTGCGCTGGTGGGCGATGTGGCGGGACTCCCCGCTCGCCGCCGCGTTCACGTACAACGACTGGTCGTTCCTGATGGACACCGCCCTGCTGCACGCCGAGTTCTGGGAGGGCAACGTCAAGCTCGCTCCCGAGCTCCGGCTGCGCGAAGCGAAGTTCGGCGCGACCCCCGAGGACCGCGCCCGGCTCCGCATCACGTTCGCGCAGGCCGAGGAGGCAGAGACGAAGACCGCCACCCGCCGCGCGAGCTCGCGTGATCGGTTCGGCGGTGTGGCTCTGCCGCAGGAAGCGACGGGAGACTGATGCCCTGGCGACCGCTCGACGGCGAGACGTTCCCCACGCTCGGCTACCACGTCGCAGACCAGATGGCCGAGTTCCTGGACTACGTCGTCTCGCGTGAGCAGCTCGAGTTCCTGGTGCGGCTGTACGAGATCGACCCGGCGACCGGCCGGCGGGTGAAGGCCCGCGCGGTGATCCAGCGCCCCCGAGGCTGGGGCAAGTCCCCGCTGCTCGCGTCGATCGGGATCAGCGAAGCGCTGTTCGAGGTCGTCCCCGATGGGTGGGACGCCGACGGCCAGCCCGTCGCGCGCCCCTGGGCCGACTTCAAGAGCATCATCAACGTCCCGATCACCGCGACCTCCGACGACCAGGTGCAGAACACGTGGGCACCGATGCTCGAGATGGCGCGCACCGACGCGCTCGTCAACGAGTTCGACGTCGACCCGATGGACACCTTCATCGGGATCCCCGGCGGCAAGATCGAGCCCCGCACCTCGTCGGGACGCTCGATCAAGGGTCTCCCGGGCCAGGTCGCGGCGATCATGGACCAGACCGAGGAGTGGGTCCGCGGCAACGGCGGCATCCGCCTCGCGCAGAACATCCGCGACAACTCGACGAAGGCCTCCGGCGTCGTCATCGAGTCCCCGAACGCGTTCACGCCGGGTGAGAACTCGGTCGCCGAGGCTTCGGCGCGCGACTGGGACCTGATCAAGTCGAAGAAGTACGTCGACCTGAGCAAGGCGCGGCAGATCCACTACGACCACCGCGAAGCGCCGGCCGACACCGACCCGACGGACTCGGCGTCGCTCGAGTACGGCCTGCGGTACGCCTACGGCGACAGCTCGGACCACCCCGACGGCTGCGTCATCCACGAGCCGCCGTGCGAGCCTGGCTGGGCCCCGATCGAGCGGCAGATGCTGGCGTTCCTCGACACGTCGAACGACCCGCAGTCGCTCCGCGCGAACTTCCTCAACCAGATCACCCACGCGACGAACTCGTTCGTCTCGCAGCCCGACCTCCGCGCGATCCAGAACCTCGACAAGGTCATCACGAAGACCGAACCGGTCACGCTCGGCTTCGACGGCTCGGAAGGGCGCAAGCCAGGCCGCGGCACCGCCGACTCGACGGTCCTGGTCGGGTACTCCGTCACCCAGAAGCACCTCTTCAAGATCGGCATCTGGGAGCAGCCCGACGGACCCAAGGGCGAGGGCTGGCGACCGCCTGTCCTCGAGGTCGAGGCGGCCGTCCGGCAGGCGTTCAAGGACTACAACGTCGTCGGGTTCTACGCGGACCCGTCCGCTGGCTGGGCCGGTCACGTGAAGACGTGGGAGGCCGAGTACGCGAAGCGGCTCAAGGTCCGGATGTCCCGCGACGAACCGATCCGGTGGCGGCAGAAGGACCTCGCCCGGACGACGGGCACCTTCGACCAGCTCGAGTCGGCCATCAGCGCCGGCGACATCACCTACGACGGCTCGCCTGAGCTCACCTCCCACTTCCTCAACGCGCGCCGCGACCCCCGCCGGTCCGGCTACGTGCTGAAGAAGCCGGACGAGGACCAGGACGGCTCGAAGATCGACGCGACCTGGGGTGCGATGTTCGCCTACGCGGCCGGCATCGACGCCCTCGGCGCGAAGCTCACGAAGAAGAAGACCGCCGCCCGCCGCATCTACTGAGAGGGACCCTGTGGCTACCACACCCGCCGAATGGCTCCCGATCCTGGCGAAGCGCCTCGACGCCCGTCAGGCGCGCATCGCGAAGAACCGTTCCTACGCGAACGGGAACGCGCCGCTGCCCGAGATGAGCAGGAACACCAAGGAGACGTGGAAGGCGTTCCAGAAGAAGGCCCGCACGAACTACGGCGGTCTCGCCTGCGAATCCCTCGGCGGTCGCATGGTCCCGAACGGGGTCCGTGTCGGCGCATCGACGACGAGCCCCGCTGCCGTCGCCGCGCGCCGGGTGTGGCGCGACAACCGCCTCGACGTGGTGTTCGGCGACGCGATCTCGAACATGCTCACCACGAGCGTGGGCTACCTCGTCACCGGCGTCCGCGACGGCCAGCCGATCATCACGTCGGAGAAGCCCGAGCAGGTCATCACCGCCCCCGACCCGACGCAGCCCTGGCGGGCCCGGGCCGCGCTGAAGGCGTGGCGCGACCCGGACACCGGCAGGGACTTCGCCCTGGTCTGGACGCCAGGCGTCCGGCAGCGGTTCTCCCGCAAGTCGACCAACGACAACGGCACACCCGTCCCGCAGGTCGACGGCGAGTGGGAGGTCGACGGCGAGCCGGAGACCTTCGCCGGCGGGGTCCCCGTGTACGTCCTCGAGAACAAGGACGGCGTCGCGGAGTTCGAGCCGCACACCGACGTCATCGACCGCATCAACCTCGGCAAGCTGCAGCGCCTGGTCACCACCGCGATGCAGGCGTTCAAGGTCCGTGCGCTCAAGGGTGGCCTCCCCAGCCAGGACGAAGACGGCAACGACATCGACTGGGCGAAGATCCTCGAGGCCGCGCCCGGCGCACTGCTGGACCTCCCCGAGGGCATCGACGTGTGGGAGTCGGACGCAACCGACATCCGCCCGCTGCTCGAGGGCGAGAAGACCGACGCCCGCGACTTCGCCGGCGTCATCCGCACGCCGATCTCGGTGTTCATCCCGTCGGGTGAGAACCAGTCCGCCGAGGGCGCAGCGAACGCGAAGGAGGGCGAGATCCAGAAGGCGAAGGACCGCATCGCGCGTGCCTCCTCCCCTGGGGAAGGTGCTCTCCTCGAAGCGCTCCGGGTCCTCGGTGTCGACGACGGCGAGACCATCGAGCTGCTGTGGATGCCGCCCGAGCACGTCTCGTTCACCGAGAAGACGCAGGCCGCCACGCAGGCGAAGGCGGCCGGCATGTCGGCCCGGTGGATCAAGCAGAACATCATGGGCATGTCGCCGGACGAGATCGCGCAGGACGAAGCCGACGCGGCCACCGACCAGCTGCTCGCCGCGACCCTGATCGGAGCAGCCGGTGGCACTGGCAACGCTTGACCAGCTGACCGCGGCCCACCAGACGACGACGAAGCAGATCCGCGACCGGACCCTCGCCCT